GTATAATAAAAATCAAACAACTCTATTATCTGAGTGTTCATTTTATCTACAACATTATATGTAGCAGATTTTGGTCTTAAAGGATAATAACTAGAAGGTTTAATTTTTCTTATATTAGAATCATAATTCATACTATTGTTTAAATCTAAAAAAGCATCTGCTACTGGTGCGACAACGAAGCATGAATTATTATTAGAATTAATTAAAGATTTTAATTTTGTATAAATTGGTAGTACTGGTTGTTGTTCGTGATCTATTTTTCCATATAAAGTTCTTTCTGTCCATAAGTTAATTGTTTCAATATTATTAACATTATAATCATCAAATATTGTAGAATATAGATCTCTTTTTGAGAACAATTCAAATAATTTTGTTTTATTTGTTGTATCTACAAGAGTACCATTATTTATAGCAACTTTTATTTCTTTACTAGTTCTTTTAATCATATTTTAAAGTTTCCATTATTTACACTTAACATCTGCCTTACAACTACCATCTCCGCTTGATTGATAAAAACAATCTAATCTAGTTTCGTATTTTCCATCTGCTATATCAGTAGTAATTTTAATTATATTATAATATCCACCTACACCCATAATATTAGAAAAAGTTTGATTTTTTTTCGTAGGATCTCCAAAACCATATGGTGGATGAATGAACACGGTCATACCAGGATAAAAAATATGATTACCTATCATATTAATATCGCAATTATAAATATCTCTTAAAGAAGATAAAGGTGTAAATCCTTCTCTTGTAGCTTTTGCTTCTTTTGCATATGGTTGATCAATTCTTTTAAATTTTATTGAGGTTACCAAACCTTCAGCTTTACCAACATAAAGATGCATAATTCCATTTTGTTCATCTTTTTGAATATCGCCATTTAAATCACATAAAGCCTCAGTAGAAAAAATACAAAAATAGTTATAAGTTTGTAATGCACCACTACTAGAAGTTAAAGTTGGAACTGCTGTAAATACACCTTGAGAATTAACTACAGAAGAAGCTGGATCACTGCTTGATTGGATAGTAAAATTTGTAAAATTTATATCAATTCTTTTATTTATATTTCTTCCAAAAAAAATGCATTCTGGATCAAGTGCTGGTCTAAGTAATCCGTTTACTAGATCTTTTATTAATGTATCAAGTCTATAACTTGTTTTTGCAGGTTTAATAATTTTTTCTAAAAACCAAGCTTGAAATAGATCTGTACTTATAGGAACCTCTCCTATATTATATTTTTTAGTTTTATTAGCACTTCCTCTATCATCAACATATTCAATATCACCAAGTATTATTCTATTATTTGTAGAACCCATACCATATACTTTAGTAATAGACTGTAATAAATCTCCAAAGTAAAAATAGGTAACTGACAATTCCTCGCCTAGCTTTACTTTTTTTTCTCTTTTAGAGTCTATTTTAGATTTAATATCATCTGGTTCGCTTTGTGCATTACTTTCTGCTTCTTCTTTTGCATCTTTCACTTCACTACTGCTATCATCTTTTTTGCTTATTGATGCACCAAAAGATGGTCTTGAATCTGTTTCATTATTGATAAATTTTATCCATTGATTTATCATTTCTTCTTGTACTGTAAAAGTAAATAATGAAGAGTTAGTATATAAATCTTCAATAAACCTTCCATAAATTTCAGATTTTATTGTTTGCAGTAAAGCTTGTTCGGCTTTGTTTGCTTCAGTTGATGCTTTTAAAGCATCTTCTAAAGCTTTTTTATCTACATCCTTACCACAATTTTTAACTGTTTTTCTTGCTTCCTCTACTTTCTCTCTTTGGGTTTTAGCATTTTGTAAAATAGAATCTGAACTTTTTAATTGTATTTGCTTATAGAAATAATCAGTTTCTGGATCGTTCATATACTGTTGAAGACTTCCAAAATAGTTCACCTTTAGTTCTAAAGAACCCTCTTCAGTAAACGAAAGCTCATGAGTTGCTAAACTAAGATCTAATAAAAGTTTAATGTCTCTTAATCTAGCAAGAGTTTCTTTAGAATAGATTGATTCAGTTTCATCTTCTATTAAACTATATGATAATTCTACTTGTAATCTAAAGTCTTTTGCATCAAATGCATCTTTAACATTATTAGGATTTGGTCTTTGTATTAATGTTATGTATTGACTTGTAGAACCTATTTCTGATGTGCGTTCTCCCTTTTCATCGCTTTTGTCTGTAGGATCATTTAGACCTGTTGGGTTTCCAGATACAGTATTTAATGAACCAACATTAGTAACATCAGTATTTCCTAAAAATTCTTGAACTGATGAAAAAACAAATGTAATAGAAACGTCTACTGCTCTTTCTGCTTCAACTGGGTTTGTACCAGCTAATGTATAGGAAAGATTTTTTATACCACAACCAGTATAAAAAGACATATTTGCATCAATGTTATCTTTTCCTAAAAAATCATTTAAATTTTTATTAAAAACAAATTGTCTTTTCTTTTCTTTACCTCCATCTCCGCTGTCAATTCTAAATAATTTTATTACTGGATACATTGTTGCAATTGCGGCAGTACTTAACTCTCCAAGTTCTTTTAAATTTTTTCTACCACTTAAAGATGCTAGAACTTGTGAAAAACTCTCTTTTTTATTACAAAAATATGCTGCTCCATTTGGAGCTATTGGTACATTAAAAGATGATTGATTATTTAAAATTTCTTCTGTATAATCTAACAAATAACAGTCAACAGAAAATTCTTCTCTTTTCTGTTTCTCTGTTTCTTCTTCTGTTTGTGTACTAGAAGTGCTAGTGTCTGGATCTCTAAATAATATTGGTCTTTGTCTTGACATTTTTTATCCGTTATGGGTTCATATAAGAAAATAATTTTTCTAACAAGGTTGGTATTAATATTGTATCACCTATGCTAATATCATGCTCTGTAGGTTTTTTGTTAAACATTGCTATAACCCACCACATTTTTGTATCACCATAATATTTGCTAGATAATTTATAATATCTATCTCCATATTTCCAAGTATGCTCAACATATGGTATAGTTAATAATTGCTGATTTGTTGGAAATGTAAAATTTGTAGTTTCAAAATGATTAATAAATTTTATATTTCTTTCTCTAAAGAAACTTTCATATAATTCATTTTGATTTTGTATAAGTTCTTTATTGGAATATCTGTTCATTAGTTAACCTTTACTGTTGTAGTTCCAAATGGGAACGTTTCGCCGCTAAATATGTTGTTATTTGTAAAACCTATTGGTATAGTTTGTAAAGGAACAACTGTCATAGCAACTTTGAATTCTTTAAATGCGATCTTTGCTCCGTTACCAGTTTTTACTTCTGCTAATTCTGTGGCTGTATAATCTCCAATAGTTGCAACTTTTCCATATTTAAAACCAGTTGGACCTATGTTTACATTTTTTAAAATACAAACTTGTCCTTGCGTATCGTTTAATGGATCTTGTAATAAGTTGAAAAATTTAAATCTATAAACTGGTGTTTTGACTATTACATATTTGTCGTCATATTTTGGATATAAAAGATGAACCAGCTTGTTCATTGTGGTGTTCCAGCTAACATTATCACCACTACCTTGAGAAATAGTAAAAGATATTTTAAGATTTCTGCTTGTATTTTTGTAAGTTACAATTGGTTCATTTCTTCCGTATACCATTGTCTCTGTATAATTTGGTGTTATTTCTGATACAAATTCAATACTTGAAAATTGATTATCACCAAATTCAACTTTGTTTTGATCACCACCGTAGCCTAATAATTCTAAATATCCAGATGCCATTATAAAATAACTCCTTGTTTATCCCCTAGTTCCAGCAGCAGTAGTGTTTTTGACAATGACGTTACCACCACCAGATGCATTGATAGCACTAATTGCTATTCTTCCAATTTCTCTACCATCTACTTTGAGTATTAAATCTCCACCTTTTGTTTCTTTAGATTCTCCTAAAGATCCAACAGCTTTAATTAGTGATTCCAAAGGAGAAACAATATTTAATGCAGAAGAAGCAAGTAATTGAAAATTATATCTCTCAACTTCATCTACAAGTTCTTTGACATTTTTAAGACCTTCTGGTTTTATTTCTTTATGTATTTTATTTAAACCATCAAGAGAATCAACAACTACTTTTAATCCAGCAGATCTTTGTGGTGTTATAGCACTTAATATTTTCTCTAAGTAGTTTCCACCAGTTACATTCATTACAAACGAAGCACCTGCAAATGCAAGCATAGCTGGAATTGCTGATACTAATCCTAGTGCAAATATTGGTAATACTGAAGCTAGTCCATATATAGCATAAAATAATTTAAATGTTGATGTAGCCATTTTAGCCATTGACTCAGCAATCCTATCCATTATACTTGGTATAGATTGCATTACGTTTCCTAATATTTCAAATGCCATTGCCATATATTTTGGAATTTCGTATAACATAGGAGAACCAGCTTTATGAAACATATCATAAAGATATTTTAGTGCGTTAACAGCCAAACCAATTGGTCCTATTATAAATAATATATTTTCTTTTAGAAAGTTAAAAGCTTTACCAAAATGGTTTGGAAGATCATAAAATTTGGGAGAACCAGGTTTAACAACCATATCATAAAGCATCTTTAAAGCCATTACTACCCAACCAATTGGTCCAAGAAGAAATAATAAAACTTTTCCAAAAGTTTCAAAATTTTTAATAGCATAATAAATTATACCAACTAAAAGCATTATACCAATTACTATAAGTCCAATTGGATTTGCTGACATAACAAGATTTAATGCGGCTTGTGCTGCTGCAAGTCCAGTTGATGCTAGTGCAAGTATGCCCTTAGCCATAGCCAGAGCTAGAGTTGCAGCTTTATAGGCAACAAATAAACCTATAGCAAATCCAACTGCTTGTAACATTGTTTTTAATGATTTAGACAAAAAATCAATAAATTCTCCAAATGCTTTAACCACACCAACTGGTAAAGCATCGGTAAATACATATAATAAAGAAATTGTTTTATTAATAACTGCAATGCCTTCAGCAAACCCATCTACTAGTGCAGAAAGAATAAATAATAATGGTGCTGCAAATGTAGCTAATTGCATCATTGCTACTTTAAATTTATCTGTCATAGTTGTAGCTGCTAATGACATTTGAGAAAACTTTTCTGTAGCGTCTTTCGATTTTTCTGTTTGTGTTACATACTTGTCATATTCGCTTAAAGACATACCAAATAATTTATTTGCTTGTGCCATATCAGTAATACCAGCAGCATTAGCTATGGACATTTGTGTATATTTATCCATATCTTTAAATTGTACACCTTGAGACTGAACAGATTCTACTACCAATCTTATTCTTTCTTCCTCTGTTGCTACTAGCAACTGTGATGAATTTAATAATCCACCACCAAGAACTGCATTTAATTTACCCGCCGCTTCTGCTGCACCTTGGAATGTGTCCATCTTTTTTACAATCCCAACAAGAGTTGCTACCTCAAGACCAGAGGCTTTAGCGGCTGCTTCCAATCCTCTAAACACATCAATACCTTTCTCTCCATACACAACAAGAGTAGAAGCAGCACCAGCAAAATCGCTTGCTATCTTTTGAGGAGATGTGCCTAAAGTGTTTGCTAATACAGCTAATTCTTTAGAAGTTTGAACCGCTTCAGAAGTTGTCATTCCAAAGGATTGTATTAATGTAGACATATTTTTAGATGCAACATCAGAACTTACTCCCAAGTTAGATAAGGTGCCAATTGTTGCTGCCATTTCAACTCTTGCTTGAGAAGAAACGTTTGTAAACTCAGAAAAATTATTTGCTAAGGAGAGCATAGCTTCTCCTGTTTTTTCCATACTTACCGAATTCATACCAACAGAATTAGCAGCCATATTTAGTTCGGTAGTATATCCATCAATTGCACCAGTAGCTCTTCTCAAAGAAGCAGTTTGTGAATCTAAAACAATTATAGCTTGCTTTGTTGAAGCAACCATTTGTTGTTGTATTGCTGCACCTAAATTTTGCGGATTTAAAAATTGTTCTTTAAATTTTGTACCAAAACTTACAATTGATTCTTTAAATTTTTCTATATTTAGTGTACCATCTTCATTAGTAACAATATCAAAAAAACTACCTTTTTCAACTTTAAGATTGAATGCTCTACCAGCACTATCTACCATACCATCTGTTGCATTTTTTTGTTGTTTCAATGTTTCTAACTTAAATTCTTCTTGTTGTATTTCTCTTTGTTTTTGAGCAATATAAGCGGCGGTAAGTTCGGAACCAGCAGCTTTTGCTTCGGCTACTTCTTTATCAAGTTCAGCTAGTTTACTTTGAATAACTAATTCTTGATCTTTAATAGCTTTATTTTCTTTTAAAACCTCAGTCTTATTTGTCTCTTGCTCATAAATTTGATCTAATATTGCTTTTTCTCTTTGGATTGACATAAGCCTTTTTTCCAAAAGCTCTGCCGAATTTCTAATTCTTTCTTCTATTTTGTCAAGAAGAGCAAGTTGGGCTTCTAATTCCAATTTTAGACTTTCAGCAAAAACTGCACCAGTTCTAAGTGCTTCTGCTTGCTGATTCTGTAGTTCTGTTATTCTAGCACTAACTAACGCTTGTTTAGTAAGATCGTCACTTGAAGCCATTTATAAATTAATTCCTTTACAATAAATAGTACAAAAGAAAAAAGCCAAGAAGGTTATTCTTGGCTTTATCTTACTTGGAAGAAGCTTTTGCTTTTTCCATTTCTTCGTTTTGTTTTTCAAAATGTTTTGCTAATCTATCGCAGAACCAATTTCTTAATCCAATTGGAAGATTGTATAACTCAAACAATGACCATCCACCGTGTAGTTTCATAATGAAGAACTGTTCGTAAACAGACTCCATATACTTATCGTTTAGGCCAAAAAAAGTCCGCTGTAAACGGAACCTCCATTGAGTCTTCAAACTCGCAAGCGGAGCAAACAAAGTTTTGTTCAAGTTCAATATTTGGGTTTATGTTCTTATAAACAGTTCTCAAATATTTTGAATCTTTGGCTGGAATATTCTCAACCATTTGGGTTAGTTTTCTTCTATCAGTCTCACCATTCATTGAAACAATAAAGTATTTCATTTGTTGTGTCATTGTGCTTTCTGGTAAGTTATTCTTCTGTTGTTCTTGTGATTTAACAACCATTTGTCTTTCATCTAAACCTGTGAGAAGTTTTATTTCAACTTCTATTTTTGATAATGGTAATCTAACAATGAATGTATTTTTCTCTGTTATTATTATACCAAGATTATCTAATTCTTCTTTTGGAAGAGGATAAGCCATAGTGTTTATACTCAAATCAAATGTATGTTGAGAACTTACTCCACAAGATGGGCAAGTGATCTTGGTTTCATATTCTTCGCCATAACCAGATATTCTTGCTGCAACAATTAAAGCGTTCTTATCACCAATCAATAAGTTATCAACTTTAATTCTTTTATCAACAATAATATCATTTAACATCTTATCAACTGCTAAACCTTTTTTAAGTAAAGCTTTTGATGTTAGAGTATCTTCATCCTTTGCTGTCATATGTCTTATTTCAATTGTATCTTGCATATATAGTGGATGTTCTGGAGGATATAAAATTCCTTTAGATGGTATTTCTACAGCCTCTGTTGGTGTTATATATGCAAATTGTTCTGTCTTCTCGATCACTGGAGTTGGGTCTGTTGTTTGTTCTATAGCCCCAAATCTTTCTTCGTTATTTCTCATTTTAGCCTCTGGTTAATTTATTTTGCTTTTGCCTCACAGATTTCATCTTTGGTCCTTTCTCCTCTAGTTACCTGTCTTTGTTCTTCTCGTGTTAGTATGCATTGTGGTATTCTTACTGGACCACTAGCTTTTGCTGGAGGTGGTTCTGCTGGTTTTGGTGGTGGAGCGGGTGGTGGAGTAGCAACTTGTTCGTTATTAGGTCTAGGATTAGGTCTGGATTTAGGCTTTGGAGTTGCTGCTCTTCTTCTTTCTTCCTCTATTTGTCTTGATCTTTCTGCTGCTGCTTTATCGCTCCAAGCATCCTCTGTAACTGGAATGCCAGAACGATTAAATTTATCAATATCAGAAAGAAACTGTTCTTGTCCTTCTGGGAGTTCCGTACCATCTCCTAGTGTCTTGTTGTATAATGGATAATAATTAGCTCTTTTATATTTAAATGATAAACTTATTTCAAGTAAATCATCGCTACTATAATCATGATCACCAAAATCAACTTTAGTAATCCAAGGATGTTTTAAAAGCCAATATCCATTTGCGTACATACCACCATAAGAAACTTCCCCACGACTTAAATTATAGTCTGGTGATGCTTCTGATGCAATAGCTGTTCTACCAAGTCTTTTAGATACTTGTCTTGTCTCGTATCCCATAGAAAGATCATAAATTTTTATTGTAGAACCTAAATATGTTTCAGATACTGGGTCTGCTACTTGATCTTCAAAAAATCCTTTATTGGAACTAATATCTCCGTCAACAGAAGGTGATCTTGCATATGCTATTCTTGCACTAGTATAACTAGTTAGAATATCATCTAAATCTTGTCCTACTTCTGGAGCAAAGGTGTTACTATAAGGATTTACAAATTTTACAGTTATTTCTTGCCAAGTCCACGATGTTGGAAGGGCTACACCTATGTCACCTGTAAATTGATTTGCATAAGAATCTGTATCATAACCAACTTGAAACTTTGGTCGATTAATTGATTTAACTATCCAACGATATTTTCCTTTAGTTAGTGCATTAAATTTCCCACTAAATTCTACATAAAATCTAGATTTTCTTTTAGGATCGACAAACGAATTAGACCAAAAGTAATCCTTATTTGTTTTAAGTGCCATACTAGTATTTAGTCTAATAAGTTATTATTTTATCGAACGAGATAAGAAGATTTAATTTCTGATCCGTCTTTGTTGACGGAGAAGAATTCTGCCCAATCGTATCTTAGCTTAACTGTTACTTCTTGTGCATCATCTGAGCTATAATCATTTGACCCAAATTGAATATCTTTAATCCAAGCATTTCTTAAAGCCCACTTTTCAACAGTATAACCTTCATCATCAATTTGTAGAATGTTTATATTACCCGTTGTAGCAACCGCGCCAGCCTTTGAAAAAGATTTAATACCTGTACCAGCAGTACCAAGATTATCACGAACATCGCCACCGTTTAATGCTCCTGCAACTAATGCTGGGCTTTGATAACCAAAAGCACTAAGTATTTGTGTTAGGTTGTATGACATATCTGGTATTTTTTCTATACCAATATCAGCATTTTGGCTAACACCAGTTCCAGCAGGATCTACAATTGACATACTTATTTCTTTCCACTCTAATTTACCAGGAAAGAAAAAATTATGACCTAAAAAGGTGTGTTTAGTTTCTGTTATTGTAAATCCAGGTTTATCAATTTTTTTCACAACAAACGAAGGAACATCAAAGTCTCCACTTATTGGATTGAATTGTACTAAAAATTTAAACTTTCTTTTTGGTTCTACGTTTGCTGAACTCCAAAATGTTGCCATTACTTATTTCTCCCTAATATATTGTAATTAGTATTAGTCTGCAAATGCTGCACCAGAACTTGAAATATTAAAGTCAATTGCAATAAATTCAATTGCTCTAGCTGGTCTTAAGTAAATCTTTGCGTAGAGAATATTTCTATCGACAAGATCTGGTGTTGTTGTTGTACTGTCAAGGACTAATCTATATTCAGTAATACCAAGTCTAGATTTGACGCTCTCTAAGAATGGCTCTACTTCTGATTTGAATCTTGCCCATGTAGAAGAAACGTTTTGTTCAAACAAAAGTGTTGAAGCAATTATTGAAATCTCTCTCTTCAAGTAAATCATTAATCTACGAACGTTGATTCTATCAAGCGCAGATGGTGTAACTTGAAGAGTCTTTTGACCAAAGATTACAATACCTTCTGCTGGGAATTGTGCAATTGGATTGATATTAGCTTCATATAGTAAATCACGTTCTCTTGAGTTAAGTCTTTGTGCTACAGCTAATACTGGAACACCACCACGACCTTCGCTTAAACCACCTCTGGTAAACCCTGCTGGAGCAAACCAAAGTTCTTGTGATGCTTGACCATAAGAAAGAGCACCTAGAGCAACAACTGATGGTGGAACCCATACATTTTGATTGCTTATAGTGTCTCTGATTTGTACCCAAGGATAGTAAGTTGCACCATAACTTGAATTAAAGCTTCTAGCTTTTAGAGTATTTACTACAGAATCAACTGTTGGACCTAATCTATCAGAAGTTGTTATTTGTCCTTCAGAATCTGGTTTGTAGCTTGGTAGATCAATAATAGCCATACAGTCAGCACGATTTTCCGCTGTTGTAACCATGTGTGTAGTTACATTAGTATTGGTAACACCTGGCATTGCAATTATATCTGTGACTATTAATTCTGGGTCTGCTACTGTGTCAACTGCTCTGCGTAGTGTATACAACTCATAGCTATTAAGTTCAGTTTCTGTACCATTGAATTGTGAGTTTCTAAATGCATCAGTTTCTGTTATATCAAGACCATCAAAGCCTCCAACCAATGGAGCAACGAATTTGTTGAAACCAGCACTCAAAACTGCTTCATAACCAGCAGAAGAAGTTAGTGTAGTTAATTGATTTACATAACCATTTGCAGTTATTGAAGTACCAGCAACTCTGCTTCCAGAAGTATATACTGCACCATCAGTAGAAGAGCCAGATATATCATCTAATGTGAAATAGAAAGAGAATTCTCTGTTGCTTTCAATATTGGTAGAATCTGGATCATTGCTATAGAAACTTGGGGCCATTCTTACATAATCAACATATGATTTATCAACCTCAGTCTTTGTAGCTTTCAAAGTTACATCATAACCAAAATAAGCTTTTGTATAATCGTTAAGTTTCTCTGCTGAAGCTGATACTCTTAAAGCTGGTGCTGGGAATAAGAATTTTGCATCAAATGTATCTGTTATGCTACCTGTAATTTTTAAGAACTTAGATGCACCAGCTTGATTTTGTGAACCAGAAGCTACAACGAAAGTGTTTGATGGAGTAGCAGTAGAACCAGTTCCAAGAACTTGAAGTTGCTTGAATCTTACAGGGCCGTAGAAACCAAATGGAAGTAATTTTGGATCAGTCAAAGCATTATCTACTTCTTGATTCATTTCTACATAAACGTATCTTGAAAGATTTGGATAGTTACCAAACTCTCTATATCTCTTTTCGGTATCGCTCCATTCAATAAATCTATCACCTATTTTTCTTGCAATATAATTTTCAGAAGCTGGGTTTAGATTTAGGTTTGTAAATCTTTCAATTATTTGTGGATTTAAATCGGTATCATTTGCTCTTCTGATTTCTACAGAGAACGTACCGTATTGTTCATAATTTGTTCTTGGACCTTTTATATCTGAAATTGCAATCTTAAGATTCTTTGATTCCCACTCACCAGAGTCAACAGTAATGAATCTGAAAAGTTTTGTCATATTGGTTGGGGAATATGAAGAAGTATCAAATCCCAAATCTTGACTGAAGAACCAGCCTGTTTTAGATTTTTTCATTCCAGTTCTAAAATAACCACCATGAGCTTTTGAAGATGAATCAATATTAGCTGCTAACGGAGCTACAAAACCATATACTTTACCAGCGGCTGTTTCTGTGATATATTCTGCTGCTGATCTGTCAAATGTTTCACCTAACCAATAATTTTTAAGATTACTTGTTCTTGTAATAGTTGAATTAGTTAAAGAAGCATTTGTGTTAAAAACGTCACGAATATATTTGTTACTGTCTTTATTAAAATTAAATGAAGTTTTTAAAGCTTGATTACCACCACCGTCAAGTAGTACAACTTTGAATTCTGAATTTTCTCCATCACTCTTAAATAATGTATTTGAGCCTTGAAAAGCTTCAGTACCTGCTGCTAATGTACCAGTAAGTGCAATAGAACCAGTTGTTAAGTACCACACTGCTGCTAATGTACCAGTAAGATTTGTTGAACCAGAGTTTACAAGAAATAAACCATAAGCACCACCAGAGTTACCAGCGGTACTTGGGTTATTTACTTTCCATCCTGCTTTGCCTGTATCGTCTGTGGCATTTATGTGCTCAGCTCCAAGAAGTCTTATGACGTTTACAGATGGAGTATTTCTTAACCAAGCTTGTATTGCATAAGCAGCGTAAGTTGGAGCAGCGTAATTTCCATCTCTCCAACAATCATTTGAAACTCTACCAGCTACTGGGTTGCCAAATATCTCAACAAAGTCTGACATTGAGCCTAGGCGAACTGGTCGCATTGCTGGTCCTCTTTCAAGACGGCCAATTATGGTTGGTCCTACGCCTACGGCACCAGCAGCAATTTGCGAATTGTCGAATTCTTTTACGAAAACGCCAGGTGATACAAACTTAAATTTTGATACTGACATTGTTAATCACTCCCTGTATTTTATTATAATCATAAATAAATAGTAATATTATATTGTAAAAGCACTATTCTACTAATTTACGTTTATTTTTATTTATATCTAATCCTTCAATTTCATCGCCAAATACTACACTTTCTCTTGGAAATTTAAACTCAACTGCGTTTTCTCTTATAACAATTTTTGGTCTATCTTGGTTAACATCAGAGCCGATTAGTTTTCCAAGAACCTCTAAACTTATTTTAGAACCATAAACTTTTCTTTCTTCATTTAAAGATGAATAGTTGTTTTCTTGTGTAAAATCTCCATTCATAAATGCTTCAAATCTATGATTATCTTTATTTAATATTATTGATCTTGTGTTTCCGTTTTTAGTAAAAAATGGGGTTATTATCTCGTTCATTTGTTGTACATATTCTGTTTTAATAAAGATATTATACATAACAGTTACATGGACAGGAATTGGTATTGTTACAGTTTCATAAACAACTTTTTTATTAGATAAATATCTTTGATCTCTTAATTCATACAAACCAGCTTTATTATGTAAAGTTCTTGAGTTTCCTCTTTTAATATTTTGATTAGCACCAAGTAACTTATTTAAATCAGCATTTTGAAAATTAGAAGTTTTATCTTGTTGTATTCTTCTTGCTATTGTAATAGTACCACCTTTTTCATCATTTACATCTCTTATGTTTGCTGGTACTGAACCTTTTTTCTGTGGGTCTTTATTTATAGTTGTTCTTTCCAGTGTTATAATTGGATACTTCAACATACCAGAAGAATCGCGAATATCTTGGTCATTCTTTATTTGATGTGCTCTTTCTGCTGAAGTCCAAATAACTGGGACTTTTCTCCATCCTTCATTAGTCGTAGAGTGAATATTCATCTTCTCATTTAACCATTCAAATACAGCAAAATCTATTGTTTCTATTGTTGATGGTTGGAATTCTATTTCTTTTAAAATATTTGACATTAGTTATTTATCAACCTGTATAAATGAGGATAGGAATTTTTTGGTTAATCTTTTGCATGTCATCAGCCATTTTAGCTTCAGACTCAGCAAGTTTATGATAAGTGATTTGTTCAAGAATCTTATTAAGTTCTTCTTTTAATTCTTTTCTTTCTTCTTTTCCTTCTGACATTAAAGCAGGACCATTTAGAGTTACACTTTCGCCAGGAATTGGAATTGTACTAAATTTAGATCTAATGTGCCCAAGCATTTCTTTACATATTGCAAGGGCATATCTTCTAATCCACTGTTTACCAATTGAATTTATACTATTATAAGGTATATTAGCAAATGGAAGTGTGTTCATATTATTTACACCACCAACAGTATCATCAGCAGAACCAGATGTTGTTTCCCAAGGATTTGATTGATTAGTTATTGTAAATTCAACCCAATAATGAGTAATACCTATATCTGGTGGGTTGGGGAAAAATCTTATTCTATTGTTTCTAATTTCATACGAAAAGTGAGAGTTTCTTGTATAAATTGCTGTCTCATATGCCATAGCTTGAAGCTTGTTGTGCCATGTTGGAATTACCTCAAAGGTACTGTCATCAGCATATTGACCGTAAGAAGAAAGATTACCGATAGCATTTAAACCACCATAATAACCAAAAAATCTCCACATTGAATTTGGAGTTTTGTAAAACACTCTTCTTATAATTACTCTTTTATTTCCAACAGACCCAGAATAAGGAACAGGACCACCAGTAGCAGGTTCGTAATTATTTAATGATGCAGATTCAATTATTGATTGCAAATCGTAATCTTGAACTTCTGGTGTTATTGGTATAGAAGCAGAGTATATTGGTTCTATACCACCAACACCAACTTCTGTTGAGAAAGCATCGCCATATCTTGAAGCATAATGTAAATTATATTTTGGATAAGCTAGTTCTGGATTTTTACCAGCAAGCGCGGATCCAGACACAAATTCACCATCTTGGTTAAATGAACCAGTAGCTGAGCCTAGTAATGTTGGGAGAGAGTTAATTGATTGATGAAGATTAACAAGATAAGAATATTCTAGTACTGCTTCTTCATAAGCTGCATAAATATTACCTGTTGTTAATTCAATATCTAATACATCGCCACCAAGTCTTTTATAAACAAAAGCAACTTGATCTGCTGCACCAGAAAGAAAGTCAGTATTTGATGAATAAATTCCTAAAGGTAATGCTAAAGAAACATCAGCAGGATTTCCGCTTGATGGTAAAACAACTGCGCTTAAAGTAGATGCAGGAGTTAGGGTTGGAACTGCCATTCAATAAATACTCCTCAATACTTTAAATAGTTATAAACAAAAGAAACCCCCCAAGAATGGAGGGTTTCTATATAATCAAAACAAATTAATTAAACTCTAGAGTAAATAAAAGCCCAATTAGTTGTACCAGCTTTAACAGCTATACCACCAGAACTTGCTGAAAGAATTAAACCAGTTGCTGAAGCTAACCCATTAATTGTATTTGAGCCTGTTGCATAAACTAATACGTTTGCTGTTCCTACGTTTGAAAGTATATAGACTTCACCAGATGTTGCATCAGTTGGAAGTTTTACACCAGTATTAGCAGTACCAGAAACATTAGTTACATGATTTACTATTGCAACAGAATCATTAACAGTTGTGCCAGCAGCAGTTAAATTAGCTGATGCTACATCTGACAAAACTAAACCACCACCAACAGTTGAATCACCAGATGTTGCTACACTTGTCATTGTTTGAGCAGCAAGTTCTTTTCTCATTCTTGCTACGCTAAATTTAGAACCCATTTTAAAAACCCTCCTATTGGCTTTTAACCAACAAAATAAATAGTTTGAATAAATAAGAAAACCCCCCAAACCTTTTGGAATGGGGGGCTTCTTTGCCTAATTAGGCTACTTTATCAAGCGCCGCTTTCGCCAAGCATACCACGAATGATGACCAAGCCGTAAAGGTCTGGTTTGACCATTTTCTTAGCGTAACGTGTCATTACGCCTTTGCGTGGTACAAAGTCCTCAGTACCAAAGATGGTAGGAGTGACTTGTAGTGGAACGTATGGAGCATAGACGTAACCAGATTCAAGGAAGCTGGAGCCTTTGCGACCAACGAGGATTACGTTACGAAGGAAGTATGGATCAACGTAAACGTCCCATTTCTTGGAGATTGAACCAACATTAACTGCGCCGACCTCGCCTTTCTCATCTTCGTGAGTTACTTTAGCTCTGAAGCCAGAAGTGAACTCAAGAATATTGGCGGTTTCTGGACCACATACGAGGAAGTTTGCACCACCGCGAAGTGTCTTTCTGTGAATTTGAGCAGATACGTCATTGATTGTTTCAATCAGTGTTTCATACCATGCTGAAACAGTACCAGTGAAGTCTGGAGCTTTAGCTGATGCGCCAATTTCTGCACCAGTTGTTCTGTTGACGAAAAGACCTGGAGATCTTGCCCAGTAATAAGTACCAGCGGTTGCGCCTTTAACGAGGTCTTCAAGAATTTCACGATCTATTTCAAGACCGATTTGTTCTGAAAGAATTGATGTAAGCTCAACTTCTGCATCAAGATTGTGATAAGCATTAAGGTCTTGACCAAGTTCTGGTGTCCATTTTGCTTTCATTTTCTTGGTTACAGCGGTGATGCTGATTGAATCAACTTTGATATCAATTTCTGGAATATTAGCTTGAGCCTCAAGACCCCATGTGCCAGTACCAGCAATTGCGCCAAGTGCGTTGGTTGGGCCAGCAGTTACAGAAGTACCAAATGGATCAACTATTGGGAAGCTTAATGTTCCAGCAGAAGTTGTTACGTCTGTAGCAACGTTAGCAGCAGTAACACCAGCAGCACCAGCAAATACGAAGTAAACTGCATCGGCTGAGGTTGTGTGTGAACCGACTACTGTGCCATCACCAGTTCTTGTAAGTCTTCTTACTAATGTTGAATTGTTAGAACCAGTTAAGTTTGGTGTAGTACCGTTAAGAGAAATAGCAACAAAATCTTTCTTGTTGAAGTTAGAAAGTGAAGCTAAGCTTGCTGATACCAATACAAGGGCTGTACCTGTACCAGATGCACCAGAAAGGAAATCTGCATCATAACGAACCCATTTATCAAGTGTACCATCGCCAAAGACACCAGAAGCAAGAGATACGAATGCTGGGCCAGAGTAAGAACCAGTTGGTGAGGTATAACCGTTATTAAGGTTGTAGAAACCTTTCTCAGCGTTTAAGCCAGTTAAGCTAACACCGCCAGTGATTTGTTGACCAGTTACGCCTTGACCATAAATTGAGTCACCAGCAGCAGCACCTAATCTTGGACCAGAACCTGCTGTTGAAGAGATTTGGAAGTCAAGGAAGAAGATGAGGCCAGATGGAAGGCTCATTGGTTGAACGCTTACGAGATCGTTGGCGATAAGACCAGCGAATACTCTGCGGACGATTGGGAATGCTACAGCAGCAAAACCTTCTACGTCGCCAGCGGCCATTGATGTAGACTCACGAAGAAGCTCTTTAGCTTGATTCTCAAGAAGTCTAGCCATTGTGTGTTTTGTTCTTTCTGAGGAAAGACCTTCAAGAAGACCAGTTCTTTCCCATTTTCCTAAGAGGGCTGAGCCTTCTGCTTGAAGATCTCTTTGTACCATACCCTCTGTCAATTTTTCAATAATAGACATAGTAATAACTCCTTAAATGTTATTTATTTTTAATACCAGCTAATCTTTGCATTCTCTCAATTACTGGAGGTGGTGCATCGTTTTGTCTGGTTTGCATGATGATTGATGAAGTTCTATTTATTGCTTCGCTAAGTGATTTTGGAGCAGCAACTTTGTTGTCACTCGACACGGTGCTTTGAAGTGTTTGATAGATTGTTTTTGCTTCATCTGCTGATTCTGCATTGGATAGTGCTTCGACAATCTTAGATTTTTGTCGCTCATTCAAGGAGTTACTATTCAATACTTTGTTTTTGTATAAAAGTTTGGCATTTGATACTGTTATTGTATCAAGCCTCTCTTTAAGTGTTGAAACTGCTGATTCATACTCTTCAACTCTGTTTGCGAGTGCTTCTGCAATTTCAGAAATTTTAACAAGTTTATTTTGAACTGAATCGAGTTTTCTTGCTAATATTTTATTTTCTTTTGTAAGTTTATTGTTTTCTTGTACAACTTCTGAGGCTTCTTGCTCTGCTTCAAGTTGTGCTTTCTTTGCAAGTGAAATATCTTTTGCATATTCAACTTCAAGAGAATTTGCAGGATACTCTATATTTCCATAAGGAACGTTTCTTGCATCAACTGTAAGTTTTTCATAAAGATCTAAAAGTTCGTCTTTATTAACTTCATATTCTTCTTGGAGTCCTGCTGGTTGTGCGCTTTGAGTTGGACCTAGTGTAGATGGGTTTGGAATGTTTCCACCAACTGGAATGCCTGCTTCACTTGCCATATCTTCAATATCGGAAAGATTTAAATCAATTGTTACTTGTTCTTTGTCTTCTGGACAAGCACATAATTTTTGACCATCTCTAAATGCTGATGGTGTTTGATTTTTTATATTTGCACCACCACCCATACCAGTAGCAGATGTGCCTGTTCCAGTTGGTTCTGTAGCAGATGGTTCAGTAAAACCTTCTTCTTGTTCTAGAAGATTTTTTAAAGCTTCTTTTACATCTGTTGAATATCTTTCTAAGACTTGAGCTTCTGCATTTTTAAGTGCAGCTTCTTTAAGTGCTGTTGCGTCAATAATTGCTTGTTCTAACAAAGAAGACATTAAATCGTTCTCCAATAATAAATAATAGTAGTCAAAGATAAATAGTAAGCATTTTTACAAAAAACCAATTTATTCAATACAATCAGTAAAATCAGTTCCAATACTTCCAATTACATTTAAAATAGCATTACGAAGATCTGATCTCATAAATTCTGAATGTGATATGTCACTATTTGTAAAGTTACAATTTTGTAAATTACAGCCAACTAATCTACAAGATCTTAATTCTTTATTAGAAAAGTCTAAACCTTGAAGATTATAATTGTCTAGCTCTAATCTTTTACCTGTTTCCAAATCATTCCATAAATCTTGATGTAATTGTAATAATACATTTAATTCATCTTGTGTTAATGTGTTCATTATGAAACCCTTATTGTTTGTATTGGAACTGTTGGTGTACTAAAGTTTGTTGTTACTGCTTGTTTGTTTGTCCAATCTATTCCATCTGTGGAAGTTAATATTGCCATATCATTTCCAACTGCGATAAATTGATTATTATTTGAATCCCAATCAACCCATAACAAATTAACTGCAACGCCACTTGTTCTTGAAGTCCAACTTATAGCATCAGTAGAAGTTGCAATATTTCCACCATTTGCAACAATTACCCAAGTTGTTCCATTCCAAACCGCCCAATTAGGCAAAGGAGTTCCAGTAATCCAAGTTCTTGAAGTCCAAGTCGTTAAATTTGTTGATGTTGCTATTTGTCCTACAGTCGTAGAACCACCTAAAGCAAGAAAGTTACCAGCAGTCCCTTCAGCTATAAATCTTGTTTGACTTGTAAAACCAGTGGCTGTTACTGACCAAGTTGCACTATTAAAACTACCACTAGGAGAAACACCTATTGGTGAAACGTTTGGATAACAAGTTGTATACCTAGCTGCTGAATTAAAATATCTAACAATACTTGGATTTCTTGTTGCAGAAGAACCCCAAGTGTTAAAGTTAGTCCAATTTAAACCATCATTAGATGATAATGCTACCCTACTATTTACATCACCATATAGCCATTTACCATAATCATAAGTTAGCTTACCAGCAGATGGATTATAGCCGCTTGCTGGTAAAGCATTAGAATATGAAGATTTATTTTTAAAAGTTCCTAATTTTGTTTTTCTAACTTGTTGAGGAAAATTTCCTACAACACCAAGATTAGACATCATTAACACATCATTAGTAGAGTTATATGCTACACCTCTTCCAGCACTATCTACCGAAGATGAAAGATCAACTTGTACCCAATTTTTTAAATCATTTGTATAGGCTAATAAACCTTTTCCAATAATTGAAATTAATTTTGGATTTCCTCCACCCCATAACATTGCTGGACTAAGCATTACTTAAAATCCTGTTGTACAACACCATAAGATGAAGTACCATCATACAAGAAAGTTATAATGTCAACTGAGCTTGTTACAGTTGATAGCACTGGTTTTACACCATATGAAAATTTATGCATAGAATTATATGCAAGAGTTCTTGAACCAGTTAAGTCTTGTTTAATAATCAATGTATAAACACAACCAGCAACTGCACCAGTTAATGCACCCAATGTTCTGTTTCCACCTAAAGTTACTTGTGCTATAGAGCCAGAAGTTACATCCCACCCTATTGTAGTACCATCAATTAATGTTACAAAAGGTGTTTGATATTGATTAGACCTTGTTCTTTGAGATACAGCTAGAGAGCCTGTAATAATAACTGCTTGATTTAACTCTGTTAGGTATGATGCTGTTTGAGCATTTACTGCATTTGTTGCGTTAGTGGCAGTGCCAAATAAAGACGCTGTAACAGAAGTTAAAGTAATATTATCTGCCAAACTTAATATAACTGCACCAGAAGTACCACCTCCTGCTAAATTAGTTCCAGCACCAACTGATGTAATATCGCCAGTACCACCACCACCTCCAGCTAAAAGATTGGTTCCAACACCAGGGTCACATTCAGTTAAATCTATATATGCACCGCGAGCAGACCCACCTTGTTCAAAGATTCTTATTTTATTTTGGTACGAATCAATTGTTATACCACTACCAGTAAGTGTATTGTTTGTTACTGATTTTGCTAATAATATTTCTCCACCTTCGTCACCAGATGAGTTTAACGATCTTAAATACCCATAAGAATAAATATCTGTTGAAGAACTAATCAACGTTGGAGTTATAGAAAGAACGGTCACACCTCCAGCAATAAAATCAATTTTATCATTATCAAAATCAATTTTTGTATTTCTTTGTGGGTCTATGCCAGCTATCAAATCTCCAACTACTTGAGTAGCACTTCCTGTTGTTCTGTTGTATCCAAATGCCATATTTAGTTTCTCTCCAAATAATTAGGCTTAAAAATAAAAAAGGAAGGCACCATTTCTGATGCCCTCCAAAATAATTCTAATATAAAACCAGAATATAATTTTAGATTAGAAGATTCTCCATAGGTTTGTTGCTACATAAACACACTCAACAGCAGCAAATGGTGATTCAAGAACAATGAAGTTTTCAGCATCTATTGTTTGTGAGCCTGCTCTATTGATTGTGATAGTGTTAGTTGTATTACAATTTGATGGAGCTTTGACTCTTACTGAGTCGCCAACTGAAGGTGCTGCTGGTAAAGTAACTGAAGAGGCACCTGCAACATCTGCAAAATAATTAACACCAGTAGCTAAAGTATCAGTATCTGCTACCAAAGTAACAGGTGAAGCCATTGTACCAATGAATGTACCATAGATATTAGCAGCTTGAATATCAATTAAACCAGAAGAACCAGATGCTACAAATATATCACCAGATGATGCTGCTGAGCCTTCGCCATTTTGTTTGTATGTCCATTCTACGTTTGCACCACTTACAAAGAAACCAGCACCAGCGGCAGCGGCAGCAGAAGCAGCACCATCAGCAAGAACTATTTGTTTATCTTCAATAATAAGATTTGAAACTGAAGCGGAAATTGTTGTACCAAGTACAATCAAATCACCATTAACTGTAAGTTTTTGTACTGATGAATCACCAGAGTTAACTGACAATCCACCAGCAGATACTGTAACGCCGCCAGCAGATACTGTAAGAGCATTATTGAGTGTTGTTATACCAGAAACAGTAGTAGTTCCACCAACCTCAAGATTACCAGAACCACTTAAAGTTGTTGCTTTAACTGAAGATGGGGTTGTTGCACCGATTGTTGTACTATTAATTGTACCACCAGTAATGGCTGCACTTGATAATGTTGCTGTACCGTTAACAGTTAAAGATTGAAATTGTGCTAAATCAGATCCTGTTAGTGTTGTTACAACAGTAGCAGCTAGCGTTGAGCCTACTGAAGCTGTAAGTTCGCGACCGCTAATAGAACCAGAGCCAGCAGCAAGTGCTCGTATATTACCGCCAGTTTGTATACCATTTGATGAAGATAATATACCAGCAGTTACGGATATGTTGCCTGTAGAAGTAATACTACCGTTAACAGCTACTGAACCTGTTATAACTGCTCCGCCAAATGTAACTGTAAGGCCATTTCCGAGTGTTGCACTACCACCAGCTTGCAAAGTACCAGAGCCAGAAATGTTAGTTGAGTTTACACCACCATTAAGAGTTGCTAAGCCACCAGCTTGCAGGGTTGATGAACCAGATAATGTAGTTGCTGTAACTGCTTGTAATGCAGATGTACCAGCAGTAACTGAAAGAGCGTTATTAGATGTTAAACCATTTTCTGCTGTAAAAGAGCCAGAAGCTGTTGCTGCTCCTCTTTGAAATTTATAAGCCATATTTTTGTCTCCTTAAAAAAAAAGACACATAGCATAAAATTTATATGGCTATGTGTTGACAATAATAAATAGTGTATTAAATACCAATCTGGCTAATAAATAAAGTATTTATTATTTCCATTTGAATACAGATTAATTGCTGAGTATGGTGATTCTATCAATATTGTTTGTTCTCCATCAATAGTTTGACCAGTAATTGAACAACTTAATAAAATTGTTTTTGTATCTGCCATTCCACCTTCATCTTTTATCACATAAACTTGACCATCAGATAAAGTTGATGCATTTGGAAGTGTTATTACTATTGAGCTAATAGCGGTAGCTGTATCAACACCGATTATGTAGTGGGCAGGGCTTAATGTAAAATTAGAAGAAGTTGATGTTCTTTTAGTTACATAACCAGCATTAACTGTAAATTTTGGTATTGTATGATCAAATAAAAGATCAGAAGATCCACTTATGTCACCAGTAGAACCAGATTTGAATTGTACAGAACCAGTTGGACCTTGACCGCTAGCTGTTCCACCACCTTCAGATGCTGTTACGTTTGTTAGTAATGAACCATCACCAATAAAATAAGAGGCAGATATAATGGAGCCAGAAATATCATTAAGAAAAGTCTGACTACCAGATATTCTATTTTTCCCTTTAATAACTTTATAAGCCATTTAAAATCCTATGTTACATGCCAACCAGTTGAAGTACAATACAAGGTTACTGCACCATTATCTGAGTCTATTGTAAATACAGATAATCCGTCTATCGTTTCTCCAGATGATGCAGATATGTGTACAGGATTTGTATAACCATTTCCAGTTTCATCTTTTATAATTATTGTTCTTCCTGCTGTAGTTGTTGAAACTGAAGGAAGAATAATTGAAGCAGTTGAGGAATTTGTATTTACTCCCACTAAATAGTCA